CCTCGAACGCGGCTGGTCCTGGTTCTGGGGCCGCCAGGACGAGTCATCGGCCCGGCAGCGCGTCCACGTCCCCGCCGCCGCCGACATCGCGGCCACCAGCGCCGACCTGCTCTTCGGCGACGAGCCCATCATCCTGATCCCCGAGGCCCACGAGAAGAACGCCCCCAGCGAAGCCACCGAGGCCGAGGACCGGCTGGCCTGGATCATCGCCGCCGACGGCATCCCCAACGCCCTCCTGGAAGCCGCCGAGGTCGCAGCCGCCATCGGCTCCGTCTGGCTCAGACCCGTCTGGGACACCGAGGCCGCCGACCACCCGATGCTGACCATCGTCCACGGCGACCACGCCTTCGCCGAGTGGCGGTGGGGCCGGCCAGTCGCCGTCACCTTCTGGCGAGAGCTTGAACGCACCGGCAGCGGCCACGTCTGGCGGCACCTGGAACGCCACGAGCCCGGCGTCATCTACCACGGGCTCTACTTCGGCTCCGACGAGAAGTTGGGCGTCCGGCGACCCCTCGACAGCCGCCCCGAGACCAAGGGCCTCGCCGTCGACGAGACCGGCGCCATCCAGCTCCCCGACCCGCTGCGCAACACCCTCCTGCCCGCCTACGTCCCCAACGCCTTGCCGAACCGGCGGCGGCGCGGTTCGCCGGTCGGCCGCCCCGACACCGCCGGCACCGAGACGCTGATGGACGCCCTCGACGAGACCATGTCGTCGTGGATGCGTGACATCCGGCTCGGCAAGGCCCGGCTGGTGGTGCCCCACGAGTACCTCGACCGGCACGGCCGAGGCCGAGGCGCCACCTTCGACCTCGACACCGAGGTCTTCACCCCGCTCGATATCGACCCGGCCGTCGCCGACCGCGCAGGGATCACCCCCGTCGAGTTCAAGCTCCGCACCCAAGAGCACGCCACGACCTGCGCCGAGTTGTTCGAGCGGATCGTCGTCACCGCCGGCTACAGCCCGCAGACGTTCGGGCTGATCGGCGACGTTTCGACCCAGACCGCGACCGAGGTCCGGGCCCGGGAGAACCGCAGTCTGCGCACCACGGCGAGGAAGCGCCGCTACTGGCGGCCCGCGATCGAGCGCACCCTGGAGCTGATGCTGGTGCTCGACCGTGAGGTCTTCGGCAGCGGCGTCGAGCCCCTGCGACCCCGGGTCGAGTTCGCCGAGCCGCAGCCCGACCCGCGGGACCTGGCCCAGACCGTCGAGCTGCTCCGCCGGGCCCGGGCGGCGTCGACCGAGACGCTGGTGCGGATGGTCCGCCCCGACCTGGAGGGCGACGAGTTGGCCGCCGAGGTCGAGCGCATCCTCCGGGAGGACGGCGCCATCGTCGAGGACCCGACCGGCGGCGCGCCCTGATGCCCGCCGAGGCCGACCCGACCCTGGCGCTCCTGCTGGCGAAGGAGGTCGCCGACGTCTACGGCGCCGCCGTGGACGACATGCTCCGCGTCGTCGCCCGCACCCTCGCCTCCGGCGCCTCCGAGCCCGGCTGGGAGACCCGCAAGCTGGTCGAGGTCTGGCGGCTGCGGGCCCGGGTGCAGGCCATCATCGACCGGCTGGCCAGCGTCGGCGAGGGGTCGATCGCCGACGTCATCCGCGAAGCGTGGGACGAAGGCGTCCGGGTCGGCGCCGCCGAGATGGCCATCGAAGGCTCCGCCGCCCGGTTCGGCACCACCAACGTCCGGGCGGTGAACGAACTGGTCACAGAGGCGGTCACCCGGGTCCGCTCCACCTACGGGCAGATCCTCCGCGAAGTGCTGGACGTCTACCGCGACGTCGTCTACAAGGCGACCGGCCCGATGGTCGTCGGCACCCGCACCCGCCAGGAGGCCATCCAGGCAGCGCTCGACGCGTTCGCCGACAGGGGCATCCGCGGGTTCCTCGACCGGCGCGGCCGCCGCTGGGAGATCGAGACCTACGCCGAGATGGCCGTCCGGACGGCGGCCGCCCGGGCGCAGATCGCCGGCACGCTCGACCGGTTCGTCGCCGCCGGCCGAGACCTCGTCATCTGCTCCGACCACCCCCGCGAGTGCCCGAAGTGCCGGCCGTGGGAGGGCCGGGTGCTGTCGATCACCGGCGCGACACCACCCGGCACCGTGCTCGAAGACGGCACGGTCGTCGCCGCCACGGTGGCCACGGCGCAGGCGCAGGGCTGGCAGCACCCGAACTGCCGGCACAACATGACCGCTTACGTCGTCGGCCTCACCGGCGTCCCCTCGGCGACGGCGGACCCGCCCGGCTGGGAGGCGCTCCAGCAGCAGCGGGCCCTGGAGCGGCGGCTGCGCCGCTGGCGACGCCGCCAGGCCGTCGCCATCACCCCCGAGGCCGCGCGCTACGCAGCGGCCCGGGCCCGCGAGGTTGAGGCCGCCCTCGCCGAGCACGTCCGGACCCACGGGCTGCGCCGCGAACCGGAGCGCGAGCGGGCCCGCCTCTGACCTGCCTCGGGGTGCGCGCCCCACCCCGCGGGGATCATCCCCGGGCGATGGATACCTTCGCCGTGCTGCCGACGCTCGACCCGACCCGGCGCTCCTGGGTCTGGCCGGATGGGACCGTGCTGCCGGTCGTCGCGGGCGCCCAGACCGACCCCGCGGCCGGCTCTGGCGACACGAGCAGCAGCAACAGCAGCAGCGACGGCAGCACCGCCGCCGGCGGGTCCGGGGCCACCGCCGGCGGCACCCACGCCAGCACCGGCGCCGGCGCCACCGTTGCTGGTGACGGCGCCGGCGCCGGTGCCGACGGCGACAGCGGCGACGGCGGCGACCGCCGTGACGAGCCGCGGGTCACCATGACCCAGGCCGAACTCGACGCCCTGATCGAGCGGCGCATCAGCCGGGCCCGCCGCTCCTGGGAGCAGGAGCAGCGCGAGGCCCGCGAGCGCGAGCAGATGAGCGAGGTCGAGCGGGCCCGCGCCGAGCGCGAAGAGGCCCGCCGTGACGCCGAGCAGGCCCGCCGCGAGGCCCTCCAGGCCCGGGTCGAGGTGGCCGCCGAGCGGCACGCCCTCCGCGCCGGCGTCGACCCCGCCCGGGTCGCCCGGTTCCTGCGGGTCGCCGAGCTCGGCGACCTCGACGACCTCACCAACGACGGCCAGCCCGACGAGGACGCCATCGCCCGCGCCGTCGCCGCCGCCGTGAAGGACTGGCCCGAGTTCATCCGCACCAACGGCCCGGTCCGCAACGGCGCCTCGGGCGCCGACATGAACGGCCAGCCCGGCCGCAGCCAGGCCCGCACGCTGGAGGAGGCCGTCACCGCACGACTCGCCGGCTGATCCAGCACGTCCGACGGGACGCTAATCACGGGCCCCCAGCACGGGGGCGGGGGTTCTCCGCCGGGTGACCCGCCCGGCCTCCGACGGGAGTGAAACGGGGCCGTCAGGCCAGGGGACCAGCGCACCGCCGACCCAGGCGACGACACCGATACCGCTTCTCACCGGAGTACCCGATGCCCGTCTCCCTCGCACAGGCTCGCCTGAACACCCAGGACGACCTCGACATGATGGTCATCGACGAGTTCCGACGCTCGTCGGCGCTCGTCGACAACCTCGTGTTCCACGACGCCGTCAACCCGTCCGGCGGCGGCTCGACGCTGACCTACGGCTACCACCGGGTCGAGACGCCACGCGCCGCGGCGTTCCGCGCCATCAACACCGAGTACACGCCCGCCGAGGCGACCAAGGTGCGGTACACCGTCGACCTGAAGCCGCTCGGCGGGTCGTTCGAGATCGACCGGGTGCTCGCGCAGGTCGCCGCGGGCGCCGAGGTGGCGTTCCAGATGGAGCAGCTCATCCGCGCCACCACCCAGAAGTTCAACGACGAGGTCATCAACGGCGACACGGCCGTCGACGCCAACGGCTTCGACGGGCTGAACAAGGCCCTGACCGGGTCGAGCACCGAGTACAACCCCGGCGGCGTGGACTGGACGAACCTCGATGCCGGCTACCACTCGGCCCTCGACCACCTCGACACGTTCCTGTCGCTGCTCGACGGGCCGGCGACGATGATCATGGCCAACAGCCGGGCCATCGCGAAGATCGTCGCCATCGCCCGCCGGGCCAACCAGTACGTCGAGCGGCCGGTGGACAACCTGACCGGGCCGATGGGCCAGCCCATCGTGCGCCAGTTCTACGGCTCGACGCTGCTGGTCGACCTGGGCGACAAGCCCGGCACCGCCAACCCGATCATCCCCATCGACTCGTCCGACGGGACGACCGACATCTACGCTGTCCGTGTCGGTCTCGACGGCTTCCACGGCGTGTCGGTCTCGGGGCAGCCGCTCGTGAACACGTGGCTGCCCGACTTCGGCGAGGCCGGCGCCGTGAAGAAGGGCGAGGTCGAGATGGGGCCCGTGGCGGTGGCCCTCAAGGCCACGAAGGCCGCCGCCGTGTTCCGGGGCGTGAAGGTGCAGTGACACGCGTGACCGTCCGCACCCGGGTCGAGGGCTGGAGCGGCGTCGTCGCCGGCGTGACCTTCGTCGACGGCCAGGCGGAGGTCGACGAGACCGAGCACCCCGCCGCGGTCCGCTACTTCCGGCAGGCCGGCTACCACGTCGAGGTGCCGGCACGCCGGCGCGCCCGCAAGGCCGCCGACACCGGCGGGGAGGCCGACGCCGACTGATGGCGAGGACGTACGTGCCCGCCGTGGACGTCAAGCCGGCCGGGGTCGCCCTCCCCGCGACCCCG